CTCAACTTCCGCGACTTTTATGACATACACGACAAAACAGACCCTGACAAAAGCTTTAAGGGCGATGCAGTGCCCTTGCTGAAGTGGCTTAGTATAGTAGGGCGCACACAGGTTGACTTTGCTGAGGCAAAGCGACAGGGACGTGAAAAAGGCGATGGCAAGGGTCCTTGGCCAAGCTCTATGCAGGATACGGAGTGGACAAAGCATTATATCCTTTTCACAAACGACATCGTGAACAACGGCTTTTTTGATCTCCAAAACCATCCACGCTTACAGTGGTACTTGATGAGCATGGTAGGTGTAGGTGAGATGCAAGAGCATCAGTGGCTCCCTGTACCACACGCTCGCAGGCGGAAAAGCAAAGTAGACGAGCTGCTATTGCGCCGCTTCCCTACGGTCAGCCGCAGGGAGTTAGAGATGCTTAAAGAAATAAACACTGAAGAGGATATCCGTCAGCTTGCCCGTGGCTATGCGTTAGACGATAAGGAAATAAAAGCGATAGTTGATGACTTTAAGAAATGGCAGGACGAACAAGCTTCCTCAGAGGACAGATAACTAATAACAAGATGTCGAAAAAAGTAGTCCAAGATCCTCGACGCCCATATCATTGCGAATTTTGTGGCAAGAACTTTGTGAAGGAAAAGTATCTTGTTAACCACGTATGCGAGCAAAAGCGGCGTTGGATGAACAAGGATGAAAAGTATGTAAAGTTAGGCTTCTATGCATATAGGCGTTTTTATCAACTCACAAAGGCATCTGGTAAAAAAGACAGCACGTATGAGGAGTTTTGTAAGAGCAAATATTATACGGCGTTCAATAAGTTTGGTCGGCATGTGCTCAGCATAAACGCGATCAATCCCGAAGGCTTTATAGATTTTGTGATTAAGAGCGGCGTGAAACTGGATGATTGGACGCAGGACTGGGTGTATGAGATGTGGGTGCGCGAACTGTGTAAACGCGAAACGCCCGAACAGGCTCTGGAACGATCGCTGCTAATGATGCAACAATGGAGTATGGAGAGTGGCGAAGAATGGTGGAATTTCTTCAGAAAAATCTCCACAGTTCAAGCGGTTAACTGGATACGGAACGGCAAGATTAGTCCATGGGCGTTGTACTGTGCACCAAGCTCCAAAGACTTGTTTGCGCGCATGAGCGATGAGCAATTAGGCATGATTGAGGAATACATACATCCTGGCTTTTGGAAACAAAAGATGACCAACAATAAAGAAGACGTTGAATACATAAAGAACGTGTTTAGAGAGGCAGGCTTATAATGCTAAAAGAAAAGAAAACACCAAAGAAAACCAAGAAAGAACAACTACAAGAACAAGCAGAATCTCAGCTTATAGCAAATCAATATGGACCCGGCTTTGAGCATAAAAGCTCTGGGGAAGACTCAACTAAGATAAAGGTAACAAGCCGGCCTGCCAGTCAAAAGACTATTATGCTGCAAATAGGTGATTATAGTGTGGAGGTTGTAAATCCCCAATACGTTACAGATCTTGAGCGAAACGTAGATGCACTAGAAAAACGATTAAAAAATGTTGAAAATAACACGCGTAGGTTACATACTCATCAAAATAAGATAGTTGACGACTTAAACAAAACCAAGCGCGAAATGCCAAAGTGGTAACATATGCCTTATACTCTCATTATTGAAGATATTCCTCTAGATACACGTTTCAGCTTTTGGATTTCTACACAGGAAATACAACAGGTTGAAGAAGTATGGTCGCGAAGTGATGATGCTTTACGTGCTGTTCTAAAAAGTGTAGGTATGACAGAAAGTCCACAAATGTTGGACATGCCCTTTACGTATTATCGGCAGTTACTATTAGGCACATTGCACCGTTTTTCACGCATGACCGCCGAGGAGCGGAGCGACCAGAGTAATCCTATATCCATTACCCTACGTTTTATGGCAACAGGCATGGTGCGCAGTATTGAACATAATACTGATTGTATTGTAGACTCATTGCGCATTGTAAGGTTTGCAGACAATGCGGCACATTTCAGCTGGGATGCCACATCATCTGTTCACTTACCTGAGGACGGGGATGGTAATGCGCGCACCTGGGATTCTACCAGTGCAAGCAAAAAGACAAAACCAATAATGCAAGTAGTTGTTGACAACACCAAAAACGACAAGGACCCTGATGCCTGATATTGACATTGACTGCAAGGATAGGAAAGAAGTCTTAAATGTTCTCTCTCATATCCCTGCTTCTATTATTCGTGCTGGTGAGATAGAAAAACACAATACAGGTGTATATTTCCATACTGTCCCTGTTGATCCATTAACTGGCTTATGTTCTCTAGACCATAAAGAAGCCGGCAAACGTGGCTACTTTAAAGTAGATCTGCTCAACGTTCATGTTTATGAGGGCGTTGAAGATGAAGCGCATTTAGACAGGCTGCTAGAACGTGAGCCGATGTGGGAGATGCTGGAAAGCTGGGACATTGTCCAAAACCTTTTCCAGCTAGGCAATCCCAAAACGTTTGAAGTGCTACAGAAGATGAAGCCGCAGAGCATCGACCAGCTCGCTATGATCATCGCCATCATCCGCCCACCGAAGCGGCATTTGATTGGTAAGGACTGGGCGACGGTTGAAGGTGAGATCTGGGACATAACGGAGGAGGAAAAGCATAAAGGAGCGTTCCGTAAGAGCCACGCTTATGCTTATGCTCACGCACTGAAAGTGCAGATGAACAGAATGGTTGAGGAGGCGGAACAAGCGGTGTAAATACTTGCATGGCGCTAGTGAAGATTAGTGAGGGTTCACGAGAACGCGCACCCTTGCATGTCGGATATGCATTTGAAGAGGTCACATTCCAAGACGGAGGCTTATGGCTCTGCGCCGCCGCCCGTCGCTTCCGCAACCACTGGAACGAACCTAATGCCAGTAAGGTCCTGCTTCACAAGCTGATCCCACTGTGTGAGCACGAAATGGGCCTACGCACTGGCCGTTTTACAATGTTCGTCCCTGCAACGCTCACGTATGCGGCCAACACCGTGGATGTAGATGAAGTGCGCTTCCGGCGTCAGTTTGATTGGATTGTGGAGCGAGTAAAGGACGAATGGAGCTGGGAGTTGCTCTATCACACTGCACCCTGGACGACGCAATACGCTCGCTATGGCGTACGGTACTGGTTCCGAGATCGAGACACTGCGCTCACCTTCCGTCTAACCTGGAACTGACCATGCGCCCCACACCCGACGCCACCCTGATGATCCTACGCAACCCGGACCTTCAATCACTACCACCTGACCTGAAGGAGGAGATGGCCACCCGCATTTCACAGCTCAAAGGTGTGGATCTAGATGGGGAGCTTGAGGAGCTTGACCGCCGCATGGGCCACTACTCTTATTGCATCAGCATGTTGGGAAGTAGGTTCCAGTGGCGGGGAGATTATTACGTCACGCGCAACGTGTGGGGTAATAGGGGTGATGGCCCCCGACATCCTATGGACAGGCTATTGTTTAAAATGAGAGAAAAACCTATAAACTTTGCATATCAGGCCGATCAGGACGTTGTGCGGGTAATAGCGAAGCGGTATATAGATGAATTAGAAGAACGACGTGAAGAAGATAAGCGGATTACGATTGAAGAACGCTGGGCTAATGCTGAGACATATACGCTGGATAACGATTAGCCGTCATATTTTCGAACAAGCTGGATTTGGCGGCGCTTAATGCGCTTTTGCATATTGTCCTGTAGAGATACAGTAGGACCGCAGATGACCTCGAACTCTTTTTTAGCAAATGTTTTTAGATAGCGGCGGAATGGGCCAAACTGATCCTTGAGGAAGACATTGATTGGAATCTGGCGATTACTTTCCCACCACCATACTTCTCCGAGGCGCAAAAATTCTTTCTTTTCCTCGGGGTCAAATATGTCAGATAGAATATACATGCTGACACACTGTTGGTCCATGTTTTGTATGATACCAATATATTCCTCGTCCATGTATTTGGCAAGGGTAAGAAATGGAAACTTATCTGTTAACTTTTTATAAACGTTTGATTCCATAGAAAGAACACCGTGTTTTAGACCATCTATTTATATCCGCATAGAATGATAAATAGAGTAAACCTATATATTTGCAATAAAAATCGCATTTTTTCTGCGCTGGAGATGAATATGAAAAAGAATCATTACATTCACTTACTAAAAAATGGCAGCTTGATGTACACTGATTTCCTTTTGGAAAGTGATCAAAAAGTACAAAAAACTTGGAGTTACAATCCTAACAGGCGAGTCTCGGCATACGAAGTGTTGGTAAAAGCGCATGCTGCGGGAGCCGATTCAAAACAACTTCAGCAAGTTCGTGAAAGCTGGGGTATGGATGACTCGGATAGTAAAATTTTTGCAAGTTGCATGAATATAGAGTTACAGGAAACTAAAAAGGGCTGGGTGGCAAACTGGAAAAGCAATCCAAATGCACCAACGTTACCTAAAGAGTCGGTGTTTGAAGCAGTAGCAGCATTAAGCAAGAGGTTCCCTGTATTGTTTGAGGATAATTTAAAGTCACTTAAAGGATAACAAGTAGAATGGTACAGCTAGTAAATACTATAAAGCTTTACCAATATCCAGTTAGAATCTGGCTGACACAGTTAGGTAATGGAGTAAGGAACAATAACTTGCCACTAGACGATAATGATTTCCGAGCATTTAAAGGCGTTACTTCCACAGTAGAATTTTCTGTGCGCAATAATGATCGCCGCCCTATCAACCTTGAAGGTAAAACGCTGATTGCAACAATCTATAATCCAACAAATGGTGAATTGATGTTGCAAAAAGAGATAGAGATTTTTAACGAATCACGTGGTCTTGCGCGTTTAACAATCGCACCAACAGAAGTAGTAAACTGGGACCCTGGGTTTTATAATTACAGTGTAATCGTAGAAAATGAAGACGAAACACAGAATATTCTATACATGGATAAGAATCAATTAGGGCGTGGTTTACTAGAATTAATTGATGGGGTCCTGCCTCCAATAGTGCAATCAATAACACTAGATCCGCAGGAATTTACTCCTGCCGGATTTACTTTCCAAGTTACTGCTGACAGCCCGGATCGCTGGACGTCAAGTGCGGTACCCGGTGCAGAACAGCTGAATTTAACAAATGGTTTACATACGTTTGCCCTATTTGCAGACAATTTTACTGGAAAGTTTTGGGTACAAGGTAGTTTAGAACCCGAACCAAGCACTGATGTCATACCACCAAATACAGATTGGTTTGATATAAACATTGAAGGTTCACCAAACCCTATCAATTATAATAAGTTTACTGGTATAGCACCCTACAATTTCTTTTCTAATGTAAATTGGGTGCGTTTCCTTTATGAGCCTGATCCACTTAATCAGGGCGAACTTACAAAAATCCAATACGTGCCATAACGCATTTATTGAATATTGAACAATACTTCTTTATATTAGACGAAAACGACTAATGTAAACGAGGTATTGATGCCCAAGAAAAATGAAACTCGAGTAGACTTTAGTAAGTATCAAAAGGACTATGCGCAATTTGTTCCAGCTATTTCGGAAATGTATGCGCGATACATTGCTAACCCAAATCCCAAACGCACACCTAGCTTTGGTCGCAAGTGGCTAGACTTCTTACAACCTGATACTGGTTTGTTTTATATGCCCACTGCTCTGTATTCAGCAGGGCA